GTCTAATAAATTCGACGTGTTTTACGTGTACCATCATTGCATAGGCGTACAGATTACGACGGGCGGATCGCCGACCGAAACGGGCGCGTTTGAGGAATGGAACGTATGGGCTAAGTCGGTAGTGGTAGTCGAATGATCACGCAACCGACGTACCTCGAGCTATTCCCGGTCGGCGACGCGAGGATCTCGGAATGCGGCGAGTATCGTTACAGCCTAACGCGCGAGGTCGGCGCGGGCGCGGGCTCGGTACTTTGGATCATGCTCAATCCCTCGACGGCCGACGCCTCCCGAGACGACCCGACGATCCGTAGGTGTAAAGGTTTCACGCGGCTTTGGGGCTTTGGGCGGATCGAGGTCGTTAACCTTTTCGCCTACCGCGCGACCGACCCGCTCGAGCTATCGAGCGCCGACGATCCGATCGGTCCCGAAAATATGCATACGATCACGCAATGCAAGTACGCGCACGATCGAGTCGTGCTCGCTTGGGGTGGCAAGGTCCCACACAAATTTCGCTGGCACGCAAAAGCGGTCGCGTCGTTGTTTACGCCCGACGTGCTTTGCCTCGGCACGAATAAGGGCGGCTCGCCAAAGCACCCGCTTTATGTGCCGTACGATTTCGACCCCCAACGATACCGGGCGCCGTAATGCATCAATGTAGAAATTGCGCCTACCTCGCTACGCGTAGTTGTTGGCATTGCGGCGCTAGCCTTTGCGGGCGTCATATAAAGAGCCATGCGCTAACGTGTGCGTACCGACCCGGCGCACCTCTCGAACGAAAGCCGCCCGCGCTATGAGACGTCGTTGGGATATGCAGGGGAATTTCCACGGGTGGGGTCTGCAATTAGGTTTCCACGTCGACCACACGGATCCGAGCGTCACCTTGCACTTGCCGTTTTTGACGGTTGTTATTGGGCGATGCAAACAACCGGGGTTTATCGGAATGCCCCGATCGTTTTCGGTACGGGCGCCGACGTAATGCCGCTATTCGTTTGCTCGAAATGCAAGGCGGTCGAAAATACGGCCGTCGGTGCGTACTGGGGTAAAGACGAGTCGCTATGCTCGGAATGCGACGAGGGCAAATGGCACGGGCATTTTAAGAAACGCACGATCAAGAGTACGCAAGGCGACGACGACCCGTTAGTTTTAGCCGTCGACGGTTTCGTTTATCACCGATCCGAGCTTGCGCCGGGCGGTTACTTCCACGGCAAAACGAGGGCGGTCGAATGATACCGATCGATCAAACAAAGTTTGGGATGCCCGAGGGCGATTGCTTTGCCGCGTGCGTCGCGTCGATACTCGAGGTCGGGCTCGGCGAGGTACCGTCGTTTAATGAGCCGATCGAAGATCTGTGGTGGCAAAAGTTTCAGGCATGGCTAACGGCTCGAGGATGGGCCGCCGTCATGTATGATCGGCCGATATCCGATCTGCGGCTTTGCTGGGGTATCGCGGGCGGCGATACCTCGAGAGGAATTAAACACGCCGTGATCTTTCGCGACGGCGTAGTCGAGCACGACCCGCACCCGTCGAGGGAGGGGCTAACCAAATTCGACGACTACACGTATCTAGTCGCGATCGACCCGGCCCGTTTGCAAAATCGGATCGACGCCCTCGAGTCGATCGCCGCCGACCTCGCGACGCACCTACGAGAGCGAGCCGCGCCCGAATACACCGACGACCGAGGCGCGATAGCGGCGCTCGAGGAATACGACACCCGCCACGACCTCAAGATCAGGGAGTCGAGACGTGCCGACCCCGATCCGGTACTCTGATCTGCCCCGTTGCTCGCACTCGGGAAAACTCGGGCACCGAAAAAAACGAGGCGCATGGCGGCAAATCAAAAACTTAGAACGCGCGCCGAGGAATGGCAGATCATTCGGCCGCCTCGAGCCGTACCTTTGTTATTATTGCGACCGTTGGCACGTTGGGCATAATGCCCGCCGCCGCTAAAGCGAAACCCGAGCCGCGATCATTTGCGCCGATAGCGCCGCCGTGCCCGACGTGCGACGGCCGCCTCGAGTACCGTCGATCGCATTGGGTATGCGTCGAGTGCGCGCAACCCGTGATCCGTCCGCAACCGGGCCCGCAAGAAACGGCAAGCGCCTCGGCCGCCGATATCGTGATCTTTGGCGGCGCCGCGGGTGGCGGGAAAACGTGGGAGTTAGTTTTCGAGGCGGCCCGGCACGTTCGTACGCCCGGGTACGGCGCGATCATATTCCGCCGCACGACAAAACAGATCGTAGGCGCCGGATCTATTTGGGAGGAAACCGAGCACCTATATCCAATCCTCGGCGGCGTCTCTCGCGAGCACCGACTCGATTGGAAGTTTGCGACGTCCGACCCCGACGCCCCGGCCGTTATCCAATTTACGCACCTCGAGCACGAGAAAAATAAACTCGATCATCAGGGGAAACAATACGCCTTTATTGGTTTCGACGAGTTAACGCATTTTACCGAGTCGCAATTTTGGTACCTGCAAACGCGCGCCCGCACGACGGCGCCCGTACGGCCTCGAGTATGGGGGACGTGTAACCCCGACTCCGACTCTTGGGTGCGCGGTTTTATCGAATGGTGGATCTCGGACGTCGGTACACCCGATCCGAAACGAGCGGGCAAGATCCGTTATTTCTTGCGCGTCGATAACGATCTCGTTTGGGGTAACTCGGTCGAGGAAGTGCTCGAGAAAACGTCGGGGTTTAATGCCGACGACGTACGCTCGCTAACTTTTATCCCGAGCAAGCTAGAGGATAACAAGATCCTAACGACGGCCGACCCGAGCTATCGCGCGATCTTGCTTTCGATGCCCAAGATCGAACGCGAGCGTTTGCTCGGCGCTAATTGGAACATCCGAGCCGAGGCGGGCGATTTTTTCCAAGCCGCGTACTTTGAGATCGTCGACGAGGCTCCTAAGAAAGTGCGAGAGCGGGTGCGGGCTTGGGATTTCGCCGCCACGAAACCGACCGACAAAAACCCCGATCCCGATTGGACGATCGGCGTCAAGGTATCGATCGACCTCGACGGCGTTCTTTATGTCGAGCATGTAGTCGCAATGAGGGAGGGCCCCTTGCGCGTCGAGCGTACGCTCGTTAATACGGCTAGCTCCGACGGTCGGTCGGTCAAGGTGGCATTGTGGCAAGATCCGGGGCAAGCGGGAAAACAGCAGATCGCACATTTGCGGCGCAAACTGCTAGGCTACGTCACAATTATCGAGCGAGCGTCGAAGGATAAACAAACCTATGCTATGCCCGTTAGCGCGTCGGCCGAGGCCGGGAATATCAAGATCGTACGCGGCCCGTGGAATGCGCGTTTTATCGCCTCGCTCGAGGCTTTCCCGCCGGAGAAAAGCAAAGGGCACGACGACGACGCCGACGCCCTATCGCTCGCACACTTGAAACTCGCCCGCTCAAACCTCGAGCGGTTTAGGAGACTCGCCCAATGGAAAAACTAAAGCCCGTTCCCGCCGTGCGAGACGATACCACGATCGAAAAGCTAACCGGCGACGGTTGGGAAAACGTGATCACGGGTCACGGCACGTCCCGCGACAAAAGGGTAGGCAACGCGATCAAGTCGGTTAGCCCCTCGACCGACCGGCAAAAATGGGAGGATCTATACTTCGGCGACGATATGGCGGCGAAATTCGTCGACGTGCCCGCCGAGGATATGGTGCGCAAGTGGTTTACCCTCAACGTCGATAACGGGGGCGACGACAAAACCACCCGCGGCGCCGACGCTCGAGCTAACGTCGAGATCGCCGACGGTATGATCCAATTCCTCGACGACCTCGGCGCGCGGTCGAAAGTAAAAGAGGGCATTACTTGGGCGAAAGTTTTCGGCGGCGGCCTGATCTTACTCGGCGTAAACGACGGCCAAGACGATATGACGACGCCGCTAAACGAGGATAAGATCCGATCGTTCGATTTCCTATCGGTGTACGACCGTTGGGAGGTCGAGATCTTCAAAAACTACAGCGATCCGAAACTCGAGAATTTCGGCGAGCCCGAGTTTTATCGCTTCCTCACGAATAGCGGATCGCGTGGCGGCCCGGTCGCTCCCGAGGAAATCGTACACGAGTCGCGTACGATCCGTTTTCGTGGCGTGCTAACGAACCGACGGCGCAAGCGACGCAACGACGGTTGGGAGGATCCGGTTTACGTGCGCCTCGAGGAAATCCTCGCCGACTTTGGTATCTCTTGGGCGGGCGTCTCGAATCTGATCGCCGATTTCTCACAGTCGGTTTTCAAAATGAAGGGGCTCGCCGACGCGGTTGCCTCGGCCTCGATAGCGGGCTCGAATCAAAATGAAGTGCTCTCGCGTATGTCGATTATGGATCTTTGCCGGTCGTCGTTGCGCATGATCCCGCTCGACGCCGAGGATGAGGATTTTATGCGGGTCTCGTCGCAAGTCGCCGGGCTCGCCGACCTACTCGACCGCCTCGCGTTGCGATTGTCCGCGGCCGGGCGCTTTCCCGTTACGATCCTATTCGGTCAATCGCCGACCGGCCTAAACACGACGGCCGAGGGCGATATTAAAATCTGGTATGATCGCGTTTCGGCAATGCAGGAGTCGGAGTTACGCGGCCCGGTCGAGCGCCTCGTCGATCTCGCTTTCAAATCACCCAACGGGCCGAGCAAAGGGAGCGAGCCCGACGGGTGGCAGTTGACGTTTACGCCGCTAATGCAAATGTCCGAAAAGGACGCGGCCGAAACACGTAAGACCCAAGCCGAGACCGACTCGCTGTATATCGGCGACGGCGTAGTCGAGCCGAGCGAGATCCGCGACTCGCGTTTCGGCGGCGAGTCCTACTCGACTGATACCATGATCGAGGATCGACCCGCCGAGCCGCCCGAGCCCGACGAGGCAATGCTCGAGGCTATGGTCGAGGAAAGGGTAACCGCTCGCATGGCGCAAAACCCGCCGCCCGTACCGCCGACGCCGCCCGAGCCCGCTCGAGACGACGGCCGAAGCGATCTACTTACGTCGACCGACGAGGGTCATTTACACTCGGCCGATCTCGATTTCGAGGGTACCGGGATCACGTCTTACACTGCGGGTCCCGGCGGCACCTCTCATCGTCATTTCGTTAATGACTTTAAGGTCAACGAGGTCGACGGCCACACTCACACGATCGAAAAGCCGGGATGATCCGCCGCGTCGTAATCGAATCGCCCTACGGCAAAACGGTCGAGGGCGAAAC